ATGGATAAGAAGAAAAAAGGCATGAAGATGAAAGGTAAAAGATAATGCCAGGTAAAGGTAAAAAAAAATATAGTAAGAAACAAATGAAGATAGCTCGTGTTGCTGAACCTAGAGATAGGATTACAGGAGCTGACTTTGCAAAGTTAAGAAAAAGTAGAAAGAAAAGATATGGCTAAACTTTGTGCAAAAGGTAAAGCTGCTGCTAAACGAAAGTTTAAAGTATATCCATCAGCGTATGCGAATATGTATGCTGCTGGTGTATGTAGCGGTAGAATTAAACCTAAAGGTACAAAAAGAAAAAGAAAGTAATGTCTAAAGGTTTACGATCTTGGGTAAGAGCTAACTGGGTTGACATTGCTAATCCAAAGAAAGGTGGTGGCTTTCCCAAGTGTGGTAGGAGTAAAGGAGAGAAGAGACGTAACTATCCTAAATGTGTACCTGCTGCAAAAGCTAGAGCCATGACACCTGCACAAAGACGTGCTGCTGTATCAAGAAAGAAAGCTGCTGAGAGACGACCAAGAAAAGGTAAGAGACCTAACTATGCTAGGACTTAGTTAGTTCGTCAAACTCTTGCCATATTGTTTGATCTAAACCCCAATACCTTTTACCATTAAACTTCATCTGTATTGAATACAGAACTGTTGTATGATCTTGATTAAATATTTTACCAATATCTGTTAAGCTCATTTTATATTTTTCATTAAGTATATTGTGAATAATATTTCTAGCTCTAACAATATCTTTTGTTCTTCTCTTTGCAAATAAATCTTTTTTATTTATCTCATATTTTATACAAACTTTATTAAGAACTGAATCTATTACATTTTGATTTGGTTTTCTAAATTGATAACCAACTATTTCATTTGATGGTTTGGTTTTAAATCTTTGTTTTGCAACTTGCTCAATGACATCTGATCTTGTTCTGAGTGCTAATGAATATCCCTCATAAAAACCACCTTTATATAAATTAACTTCATGGTCTGTAAGTAAATAATATGCTTTTTTGTATTGCTTTAAAAAATTGTTACTACCTTTTTCTGCTAAATGTTTTTCGTATACCTCTTTTATTAAAGACATAAATCCCCTATAGTTTTTTTTGTTTTTTTTCAATCATCACGTTAATACTTATCGCATCAACATTTCTTTAGCTCGTTCAATCTTCCAAATTAATCTAAAGCTATCTTTTTCATATTTATTAGCTTTAAATTTGTACTCAAGATACTTACTATGTTTTCTTTCCTGTAAGTCTCTGTACTTTTGGAGTCTTTGTCGTAACTTGTCCATTTTTCTCCTTTTTCACTTTGGTAAAATCAATTTTTACAGAACTGATTTTACATTCTACATACTCTCCTTGTGCGTTAGGATCGGCAGCTTTCTCAACGTCATAAAATCTTTCAACTAATAAAAAATTAGCTTCGCCAGATTTAATTCTTATATACTTATCGGTTTTTATCATTTTTGTCTATATCTTTTTTGTGTAGATTAGATGCCATATCATTATATATTGATAAATCTGTGTAATTATCAGCTTTATATCCCTTTGTAGCTCTAAATAATTTAAGTGTCATCATGATATGTGCCACTTGATGTGGCTTTAATTTTTTTTTTAAATTAGGTGCTAATATTAAAGTAAATAACTCTGCAAGTATAGTAAAATTATATTGATAATCTCCATAATCTTTTTCACGATCTTGAATTATTTTTTTTTTAATTTCGTTTGTAAGCTCTGTAATTTTCATTTTAAATTTTTTATTACAAAATAAATGATCATAAGACCTATTAATAAACAGGTCATATTGTACACAAACATACCTATTCCAAATTCAAATGTCATTTATTTTAAAGGCATGGCAGAAGAAAACAAATAAAGAGGGAGCATTGCCTTAGAAAGGGAAGAGGCAATATGATTCGCTGCTCTGAAAAAAACTTCCGCCACGCCATTCAACTACAAATATTATTTGTAGCTGTATTTGTTATATCCTGATCCTTGACCTTTTGCAAACTTACTTGGTGCAAAAGATTTCTGCTGTACTCTCGCCTCGGCAGGTGTTGAACCAGTATTTTGAGGTGTCAAGACAACATTGATAATTCCTGTGGGATTACCTTGTTCATCTTTATCCTCAAAACCTGCTTGTTGATACCATGTATCTCCAATCTTTACATTTTTTCTCCATGTCTTACCTTTTGGCGACTCTGGATTTATTGGTGCAACAAATATAGGTCTATTATCTCCTGGTTGCTTATCTTCGTTGTGTGTAAGTTTTATATATATCTTATCACTCATTGTGTTACTCCTTGTGTGTTTAGTTGTGTTTCCATTGTTTCATAAAGATTATTTAAGTCTTTATAAACCGCAGGATGTTTCTTGATAGCAAGAGTAAACGCATCTTTGTATTTATAGTTCTTTAACTTTCTTAACTGATAAATAGTTTTTGCATTTTTCATATCATTCTTGATATGTTCTATTGCTACTGCATCATGATTGTTATCATGTTCTGTACCACTTGATTGTGGAATTTTATTAAAAGGTTTAGCATTGTAGCCATCTTCATTATCTAAACCTGTTTTTAAATGTAAAGCATTTAAGTAAGCATACTTCTTAGCATAGCTCATACCATTACCTGTACCAAACTTATCTAAGTTTCCCATTGCACTACATCCCTCTATATCAACATAGCTTTCTGGGTTTTCAATGTCATGTATTCTCATTGAACAAGTAACCATAATAAAAGTTTCTTTGACATAGTTGTTGTAAGTACAAACAGGATATAATCCATTGTTTAGTAATGCTTCCATTGCCACCTTTTGTACTTCGTCATGTAGCAAAGGATTGAATTGCATACCAGGTACTTTTTTACCTTTTACTACACCTCTTGCTTCACAAGCTGCCTTGTGTAGTTTTTGATATATATTTGTTTTCATGTGTCTAACCCCCATAGTTGTTTGATTTGTTTTTTTTGGTCGTCTATTAAATCCCTATAATAAAAAGGGTGATTTAATTCTGGTGGTTCTGCAAAGGATGATAGCTTTTGAATATCTCCTTTACAAAATATAATTAGTTGTTCCCAAGACTTTAGTCTTTGTGTAAGTAAATTATATTGGTCCTCTAAATAATCATTTCGCAACATATCGTGTGTGTTATCAAAGATTGTGTATTCGTTTTCATTTACATAAAACAAAAAAGGTTTTCTCTTTGTGCAATGATAATAGAAAGCAAGTTGGCTAACGTGCATTGGATCAGGTTCAGTTGGAAGCTGCGTTGATGCCATGTAGTATTCATCTTTGCCTCTCTTCTTTTTGATTGTAGGTGGTTTAGTTTTTGCCTCACCTATCTTGTTATTGCTTTCATAATCTATACGACCAATAATATCTATGACCATATCGTTATGTTTGGCAGACACATATCTTTCAGCGACTAACTTTTCATTACCAAATATTTCTTTGACACACTTCTTCATGTTCTCAATCGTTGGATGTGCAAAGCTAACCATCATCTCTCTTGCTAGTTTATCTTTGTCATCTACTGGTGGTGTGTTCTTATCTATTTCATCTAACTCTTGCTGAAATATATCGTCATAATTTTTGTTCTTGAGAGTAATCTTTTTATCCCCCTCAAACAAAACTTCACAAGTTAATCTTTGTGTTGTGTTATTAACTAAATTACCGAAAGGAGCTTTGTATCTGATCAAGAATAGTCGTCTCAATTCTTGAGGCAGAGAGTAATTCAACACAAACCTTGTAAAGTTTTGGCTTGAAGAAGGACTCCAATGGTCTAGTCCTTGACCCCCATTGAAATTTTTAAAATATTCTTTCATTTGTTTTTAAGGTGTTTTACATATTAAATAAACTATTGTCAAACAAAATATATAAGATATATAGATACTTAAAGTATAAACAAATAGGAGAAAAATGACACTAGCTGAATGGCGAAAAAAACAAGGTATATCTCATTATACACTTGGCACTATGCTTGGAATAAGATCCATAAATCCAGCGACTAATTCACAACGATATTGTTTGGAGTCAAAAGAAAAAAGATTTCCCAAACCAAAGATGGTAAAGAAGATACTAGAGGTTACAAAGAAAGAAGTAACGCTTGATGATCTTTATAAAGCGTGGTGGAAGTATGAAGAAAGTAAATAAGTTTAAGTACAAAAGAGTACGATTGTATTGGCAAGATATTGTATCAAATCCAGAGTGGCTTACACTTTCTAAAGCAAAAGACCAGGTATATTCTTGGTGTGAAGATACAGGTTATCTACTACATAAGGATCAAAAGAAAGTTATCATATTTGCCTCGCATAGCTTTGATGATGATGGCGAACTAACTGTTGGCAATACTACAGTTTACCCACGATCTGTTGTAAAAAAAATAGAAGTTTTAAAATGACCCATGATAAAATGTTTGAAGAGATAGGTTGTCCTGATGAGCTAAAGAAATGTCAAGCTGAAATCAAACGACAAAAAAAATTTATACAAAAACAATCTGATATAATACTTGCTTTAGAAAAAGATATAGAACTAAAAGATAATATTATATTAGTTTTAAAAAATAAATGAAATTAAAATTACTAGATTTATTTTCAGGTATCGGTGGATTTAGTTTAGGTTTAGAATCAACAGGATATTTTGAAACAATAGCATTTGTTGAGAAAGATAAGTTTTGCCAACAAGTATTAAAGAAAAACTTTAAAGACATACCAATAGAAAGTGAGGTTCGAGATGTCAAAGGAGATAGATACGCAGCAGACATTATTACAGGAGGATTCCCATGCCAACCATTCAGCGTTGCAGGAAAGAGAAAGGGAACAGATGATGACCGCTACCTCTGGGATGAAACTATTAGAATCGTCAGAGAGTGTAAACCTAGATGGTTCATTGGGGAAAATGTTGAAGGCATTATTAACATCCAAGAAGGCGTGGTACTCCGACAGGTGTGTGATGACTTGGAAAAAGAAGGTTTCGAAGTCCAATGTCTTGTTATTCCAGCTTCAGGCATCGGTGCGTGGCATCAAAGAAAAAGAGTCTGGATTCTTGCCTACTCCAAACACAATGGATCACATAGATCGAAAAGGAATGAGACCATCGAGAGCAGCAACCAATCGAAAGAGTGGTTATTTGTCAGAGATAATCAAAATGTATCCAACTCCAACGCAAGACTCAGCGTCAGAGAGAACCAAGAAATACAAGCAAGGGGGAACACCATTGACAGTAGCAGTAAAGATGTTTCCAACACCAACAGCATCAGACATCGAAGGTGGAGCAGCGAAGGATGTACAAATGAAAGATGGTCGTTTCTTCCGAGAGAACAAGAGGGGAGAGAGATGGGGAGTGAAGCTCAGAGATGCGATGGAGATGATGCCAACTCCAACAGCGAGGGATCACAAGGACATGGGTTATCAACCAACATGGAAACCAAGCAGAGACAAGTCAGTTCCAAGAATAGTATTGAAGAACAACAAACCTGGTGGGAAGCTCAATCCGAAATTTGTAGAAATGTTAATGGCATATCCTATGAATTGGACAAAGATCGAGCCAACAGAATAAAATCTTTAGGTAATAGTATTGTGCCTTTGATTGCAAGAGAGTTAGGTTTAGCTATTATGAAAGCAGAACAAGATGGCTAGATGGACTTATGCATTTAGTAATGGCAGCTACAACGATTGGCATAGGAAATATGACAATATTGCC